GGCTCAGAGCTTACAAAAACTATAGAGGTATCTATGATTCGACAACACAATACAGAGACTCAGAACGTTCACGAGTATTTTTAAGAATAACAAAAACAAAAGTGCTTGCAGCGTTTGGTCAAATAACCGACATTCTTTTTGCAAATAAAAAGTTTCCGATTGTGGTAGAGTCTACACCTGTTCCTGAAGGCATAGCAGAGTTTGCTCACATGCAAACACCGTTAGATCAGGCAGAAAAACCCTTAGATCCGTATGGGTTTCCGGGGGATGGTAGACAAGTTCAACCCGGATCTATGGATTTCTTGGGTGGTTTACAGGATAAGTATGAAGGAACACCTCTTGCAGAAGGTCCTGCAAAGATAGGTGAACCTCAAATAAGTCCTGCTCAAGAAGCAGCGATGAATATGGAAAAAGAAATACACGATCAATTAACTGATACTCGTGCTGTAAATGTTTTAAGATCAGCACTGTTTGAACAAATACTTCTTGGAACTGGTATAGTTAAAGGTCCTATGTTAAGAAACAAACGTCTACATAGATGGACTAAGAATGACATGGGTGAAAGGACATATACTCCTAGTGAAATGTTGTGTCCTGAAATAGAATCAGTATCATGTTGGGATTTCTTTCCAGATCCATCGGCTGTAACATCAGAGGATTGTGAGTATGTTATTCAAAGACATAGAATGAACAGACAACAGTTGCGTAATTTAGCTAATTATCCTTACTTTAATTTAGAAGCCATAGAGAATGTGATAGCACTAGGTCCTAATTACGAAGATAAATATTACGAAGATACTATTCGTGATGACGAAACTGAACCAAACTACAACAAAAACAGATATGAAGTCCTAGAGTACTGGGGTATCATGGATAAGACATTTATCGATGGTGCAGGTGGTCTTAAAGATCAGGATGTAAGCAGTATGGATCAACTACAGGTAAACGTTTGGGTGTGTGGTAACGAAGTTATAAGATTTGTTCTTAATCCATTTACACCTGCAAGAATACCATTTCATGTAGTGCCGTATGAAATAAATCCATATCAGATATTTGGAACTGGTGTTCCAGAAAATATGGAAGATGCACAAATGCTTATGAATGGTCACATGAGAATGGCTATAGATAACTTAGCACTTGCAGGTAATCTTGTATTTGATGTAGATGAAGCAAGCTTAGTACCCGGTCAAAACATGGATATATTCCCCGGTAAGATATTTAGACGACAGTCTGGT